CTCGCCAGTCGTAGAATTGATACCGACTGCAAGCTCGGTCAACAGAGGAAGACTCTGCATAACCTGAGCAACGGGAGCGATCATTGACTTCTGACAGAAGACATCAGCCATACCACAGCTCATGAACAAACGATCCACCTTGAGAGGTGCGTTCGTCTCCGGGCTGTATTCAACTGCTTCGTCTTTCAGAGCAGAACGTAGGACCATTCCATTCGTTCGACCACGACGGTATTGTGCCATCATGTTTTCAAAACGTTCTACGATTTCAGGATGAGCATCAAACCATTTGCTCCCATCCTTCTCATCGTATGAAATGTCCAAATAACGTTCCTTGGCGCCTTTTAAGCCAAATCCCGCTGAAGTCTCTTCCTTAATAGGACCGATGAATCGTTCTCCTTTCTTTCCATTTAACACCTCGGAAAGAGGGAGAAAAGACTTCTTGGAAATACCAAGCTCTCTGATCTCTTCCACAATCGGATCAAGATAATCACGTACAGCCATCTCCATAATGTCGAGAGGAATGTCTGTCATCGCTGTGCGACGAATATTCAAGTACGTTGAATGAGTCCGATTTGAGTTGAACCTCGGGGGACCATAGTTCACATTACATCCAGCTTTAGCCAACAAGGGCTTCATGATGGAATCCCTAATCGAAGAGGAGGGAGTGATGCGAGCATGGGGATCATCCCCGAAAAAAGTTGTAAGAGTCTTTCCGTTTTCGGGGCACCAATTAACCGCAGCTTTTTCGGGTGCCTCAGGATTCAGAGTCGCTTTGATCTCGCCATAGGGGCCAAGATTTGGTGACTCCGTCAACGCTGTGGGATAAATGTCAAGCCCTTCAGGCGACATAGAGGCAAATCGCATCTTTTCAACTGCGGCCTCAATCTCAGAGCGGATAGGACAGAAAGTAACTCCTGTATTGCCGACGCCACTTCCAGCAGAGTGAAGACCAACAATGGAGTGGGGCTTGTCCCACGAGATTGCAGGAGAGGAACAATTTCCAGCCGCTGAAGGCGAACTCAGCGTATGTTTTGATCCACTCCAAGATCCACACAGTCCCTTGACTGAGTAGACACCATTGTTGTACTTACTATGCGGAAACGTCAAATTGCCGTCCTCGTCCCTAAAAACCATAGAAAACGCACACTTGTGGTTCCTGTGTTCAGGGAAGAAGTCAACAACTTGAGGCATCATCGGACCAGAGCTGAGTTTCAGGAGAACATGATCACTTTTCTTACCATTGATGAGAATATCTACATTTTTTACAATATGGGTCGAAAATTGTTCTCCGAGTTGGTCAGCCTTCTTCCAGAAGTAGATTTTGGCTTTTTCAAGGTCCATCTCCTGCATCTTCTCCCAGGAGTGTCCAGCAATAATGCTCAACTGGGATGAAATAAAGAAAACAGAACCAATACTTTTCTGCCAACCACTTTCCATACGGAAGCGCCATACACAAGAAGCCATGCGAGAGAGCGCTTGGGTCTTTGTCATGGTCATAGGACGACCGAAAGGTGCAGCTTTTTGAATCGTCGCGCGATCCCACTCAGAACCTTCCTTGTTCCGAGATTCGATCTCTTCGAGACTCTTGGGCTGCAAATTTCCTTCAGCTTTGATACCTCTATTCTCAAACATGCCCCGCATCGACAAACATACCTTGATGATGACGATAATGGAGCTGAGGTACGCAACACCTCTGAGAATAGGATTCACATCTATATTCGGACGGCAACGTCGCCGAATGTCTTCTGTGACATGTCTAAAAATAGCTCTGGCAATACCAATACTGCCAAGAACAACAGACACTAACAGCCACAGGGTCCAGACGAACAGACCCATTTCAAAAGACCAGGCGAAAGAGAGATAGAAAACTATAGCACTCAACGAAAGGAATCCAATCAAGTACCACAGTGCTCGCATCTCAGTCGTTCCGAACTGAATGTGATTTCCTCCAATAATGAAGGCCAAACCAGTTAACGCAACCAGTCCCAAAAATGCTTCCAATGTTGGAAAGAGGGACGGAAGGTTGAAGCGCAGCACCAGATTTGTAAGCCAATACATTGACTCGTGAAGACCCGAAGTGGCGAGGTGTGATAACATCGCTGCTGATTCGGGTACAACATCCTCTGTGACGTGCTTGCACCAACCAAATGCTTTGGGTGCGAAACACTCGGGACAGTGTTCGGTGATCTTCATTCGTGCAAGATTACCGATGTAACGTGTCTGTCGCGTGTGCTTGATTTGGATTTGGTTTGCGTAGTATTTCAAATATTCCGGAAATGTAATGACGGGACCATCATTCACCCGTTTGCACTGGTGATTAGGACCCGATTCTTCCCAATGGAACAACTGCACTAAGTGCATAGGCGCTAGGATTTCTCCCGCACTACCTTGGACATGTCCTACCTTGGACACATCGATAGCTCCACTGGCTTCGATCGCATATTTCGGATCGACAAATACTTCAGCGTGTTCAAAGCGACGAAGCATTGTAATTGGTCTATTTGAAATCTTGTGCGCTAGTATATTCGGAACGTTGGTGGTAGCAATTGTCAACCGATTACGCCAATAATGTTGAGCTTTCATGGTGAGCTCAGCTTGGCGCGTCATGGCTGGCGTATTATTACCAATCCGAATGATCTGCGCAAGGAAGCTTTGATTTCGTTCAGCTTCCGAAGGCACAATGTTGGCGATGTCATCAGCAACTACAATTTCCGTTGCATTTGTGACTCCATCGTCAAAATTGCTGATTCCTCCAACATAAGTAATTCTAGAATCCGGTACGGTGTGACCAACAACTTGACAATATGTGTTGATCATAATTTGTACAAGACCGGATTTTCCGAGCCCAGAACCACCATAGAGGGATACCATGTATGGCTCCTCTTTGAAGGAATGATTTTTGATGAAATTCCCGATACGCTTCGCCAAGCGCCTTAGGTCAATACAATAGCGAGTATAGATAGTGCGTTCGTGAGCACTCTTCGACTTCGCCAAAGCGTATTCCATGTTTTCAAGAAGTTCATCAACAGTAGCAGCAAATGCTTCGATAGTAACCCCATAAGTTTCTTCAAGGGAATTGTCGAGCATAACCTGTTCCATAGGTATAGCAACTGCAAACTGCTTGTGGAGAGTATTCGGTAAAATCAAATTTCGAATGGATTCTCCATTTTTGATCGCCCTCACTATGTGGACAGAGAAATCGAATATTTCTGCCACACAGTCGCTCAAATTTTTGAAAGAGAGGGTTGCGAGGATCTTGTCTTCCCAGACAGTGAGTATCGCGGACATTTTGCCATCAGTTAGAGCGGATGATGGACGCATTCCGGATACGATCATCAGCATCATTGTGCTAACAATCGCCTTGGTCATAGGTAAAAACCGCATCTGTACGGTAGAGTCCCGTAGACCAGTAAGTACTTTCTCAACATCGATACCAGCGAATGTCGAGCCTTCTGGGATAAGAGTTTCACCATCCTCCGGAGCTTGAGAGATAAACCTGCGAATGGTCGCAATGCAACTAGGACTCACATGTTGTGAAGCCGCTGCAATAACAACACGAGCAATATCGGCGCTCGTAGTGCAGGTGAATAGGGGTCCAAGGAACCCCATCAATTTGATACATGCCGACGCAATCATATCTGTCGGCATATCTTCATGCTCATCGAACCTACAGAGTACACTATCAAATGCATCTGTAAAGGTCTGGTGTAATCCAGTTTTCATTGAATCATACCGAGACCATTCGGACGGTTCGGGATCGGAGGGATCTTCGTGCAACAAAGAATCATGTCCTTCCGGGACTAGTTCTTTGGCAACTTGATCGGCCGCCTCTTTCAGTCTCCTTCCGAGACTTCGTTTACGTTCATTAGAGGCCTTGAGCTTGATTTCCTGATCATGCTCATGGCGCGCTTTATCTTTCTTGCGGCCAGCGACTTTCTTACGGAAGTCAGCTCGTCGACATAGTTTCGAGTCGAAAAAGTCTTGCCCTTGAGGGACAAGACGGTTGAAAGAAAAAATTACAACAAATGTGCCACATGCAACAAATAAAATGAATGGGTAATATAAATACAGTAAAATGAAATCGGTTGGGGCAAATGCCTCCAAACCATACTCGATCATATAATAACATGTAACAACACAAATAACAAGAATAGATAATAAAAATGTATACAAAGAGAAGTCGAGAATCTGTAGCGTCATCTGAGTCTTAAGACCCCTAGTGACGCTCCAAATCCTGACTTCCGGTGAGGGAAGTTGGGAAGGGGAGCGTACCCCATGTCTACTACCTACATACGTAGTTTCAAACATGGTAGATCAGGCCCCCTAGGGCAATTCAAGGTACAATTTTCAATAGGTCGCGTCCATGTTGTCTTTTCCAGTAACAGAGCCATTTCGAGTAGCAACATCTTTTCCAGTAATAGAGCCATTTCGATTTACATCATCATTTCCAAGAACAGAGCCATCTCCAGCTACTTAGGAGCATTATCTTGTTCAAGTTTCAAACGTAAATGGAACATTATCTTATTAAAGTTTCAGTCGCGAAACAAACATTATCATATTAAAGTTTCGAACACAGAGTCCTTACATTAAAAACGTAGGATTCCAAAAATCAGCCTAGAGGCCCCCTG